CATTTGAAGTAGCAGTAACTAAAGTTGCTGAACAACGCAATATAGATAAAGACGACATTGAAGAATTTTTTGATGTTGAGTTAAAAGAACAATTAGAGGAATAAAATGGCGTGGGTAGATGTACCAAATTCAAATAGTGTTTGGGAGTATGAAAATACTGCCACAGCGTCTAATACATATTCAGGCGCCGCTGGAACATATTCAGGAGGTATAAGAAGTTATACAAGACCTGGAACTGGAACAGTAGAACAAACTTATGCTAGATGTAGAAAAAAAGGGCAACAAAATTTACTTAATTATTCTGAACAATTTGATAACGGTTATTGGTCAACGCTTAGATCAACTTTAACAGTAAACGCTACCACAGATCCTAATGGTACTACAACAGCGGAAAAATTTATTCAAGCTGCAGGACAAACTGGTAATGGTATATTACAACTTGTTACTGCTCATAGTGTAACAGCTGATAAAGATTATACACTATCAATATTTGCAAAAAAAGGTGATAACAGAAATTTTTTATGTATAAAAGAAACTATGGCAAAAGGAGGCGGTGGAATTTCTCATTGGTATAATTTAGATACTGGTGTTGTTGGTGGCATAGGACCTGCAAGTGGAGCAGGTACTCCGTGGTTTAGTACCGCTGCTATTAGAGATGAAGGTAATGGATGGTATAGGTGTTCGGTTAGTTTTACAGCGGATGCTACTAGAACTGGTAAAGTGATGTGGACTGTTGCTGAAAATGATAGCAATAATAGTAATACAGATGACCAAGGATTTATTTACATATGGGGAGCTATGTTTACTGATGGTAAAATTCTAACTCCTTATAAAAAAGCTGAAGCAAGTATATCAACATTAATAGAACGAGGAGAAGTGTCAAAAACTTTTTTTGACGCACAATAGAATATGGCAGATACAGTATCAACACAATTATTATCAGACACAACAGGTGTAAAATATGTAGTTAAAATGACTAACATATCAGATGGTTCTGGAGAGTCTTTAGTTAAAAAAATAGACGCTTCAACTACAACTTTTATGACCGAAGACGCAGAAAGAAAAATTGCGAAAGTATGGTTTTCAGTTAACGCAATAAGTAAAAAAGCTTGCGTAGAATTAGTATGGGATGGTGCTACAAACGCAACTGGAGTATTGTTAAGTGGTCAAGGTCATTGGGACTTGCGTACAGCAGGAAACTCTATTGGCAACAATGCAATTACACCAACAGGTGATGTTTTACTATCTACACACGACTTTGTACCAGGTGATAATTACACGATTCTTGTTGAGTTTAGATAAAAAATTGTATAAATAGTTATTACAAAAGAGAGAGTAAATGAAACTAATATCGGAAGAGATTCAAAACGCAGAATACCTGGTTGAAGAAACCAACGGTAAGAAAAATTACAAAATTAAAGGTATCTTTTTACAGTCCGACATAAAAAATCGGAACGGACGAGTATATCCAAACGAGATATTACACAAAGAAGTAACTAGATATAATAGAGAATTTATCAATAAAAACAGAGCATTTGGTGAGTTAGGACATCCTGACGGACCAGTTGTTAATTTGGAAAGAGTTAGTCATATGATTACTAAACTTCATCCAGATGGTCAAAACTTTATTGGTGAAGCGAAGATAATGAACACTCCTTATGGTAAGATTGTTAAAGGTCTTATTGACGAAGGTGCCCAATTAGGGGTATCAAGTAGAGGTATGGGTTCATTACAAACAAGAGGTGGTGTTAACTATGTAGGAGAAGACTTCTACTTGGCAACCGCTGCTGATATTGTTGCAGACCCTAGTGCTCCAGACGCTTTCGTAGAAGGTGTTATGGAACAAAGAGATTGGGTATGGGACAATGGCGTTCTTACAGAAAGAAATTTGAACGCTTGGAAGAGAGAAATAGAAAGTGCTAAAAGACACGCATTAGCAGAAGCTAAGATAAAAGTCTTTAAAAACTTTCTTAAAAATCTCTAGTTTTATAAATATTAACATTAGAACAATTTAAAACTAGTTTTAACATTAAAGAGGAGATTTCAATGGCCGAAACGGGAAAAAAAGTTGCGGATACGATAAGAGAAGTTATGGAAGCTACGGCTCCAGACGCTCCTAAAAAGAATGCTGTGGCGGCTGAACCTACACATCTGAAAAATGATGCTGAAGATTTAGGTCCTGCTGTTGTTAAACCAACAGACAGCAATCCTGACGCAACGAAAAAAGTAAAAGAAGTTTCTGGACAAGCACCTCAAAAATCAGAAGGTGCTCCTGACACAATGCCGAAGTTAGATGACAAACATCCAACTAAAGCAATGGAAGGCAAAGAAACAAAAGATTCGGAAGATAAAGAAATCAAAGAAGGCGACTTACCACCTGCTTTACAAAAAGCAATTGATAAGAAAAAAGAAAAGTCTGAAAATAAAGACGACAGCAAAGAAGTTAAAGAAACTATTGATGCTGGCGAAGTTTCTAAAGAAAAAGATGCTAAAAAAGAAGTCAATCAAAAGACTGCTAATGTATCTGAAGAAGAAGAAACTAAAGAAAAAAAAGAAGACAAAAAAGAGATAGATGTAAAAGAACACATTGACGCTCTTATCGCTGGAGAAGATGATTTATCTGAAGAATTTAAAACAAAAGCTGCAACAGTATTTGAAACTGCAATCAAATCAAAACTTAAAGAGATGGCAGAAGATATGCAAACAGCTTATGATAAGAAATTCGTAGAAGAATCTTCTAAATCTAAAGATGAGTTAGTTGAAAAAGTTGACTCTTACCTTGCTTATGTAGTGGAAGAGTGGATGAAAGAAAACGAACTTGCTTTAGAAAGAGGAATCAAGGGCGAAATCGCTGAGGACTTTATTAGTGGTCTTAAAAAATTATTTGAAGATCATTATATAGATGTCCCTGACGAAAAATATAATGTGTTAGAAGATCAGTCTTCTAAAATTGATGAATTAAACAAAAAACTTAATGAATCAATTGCGAAAAATGTTGAACTGACTAAAGAGAACGGTCAATTTAAAAGACAAGACATCATAGATGAGGCGTCTAAAGAATTAGCTGATACTCAAAAAGAAAAGTTTAACAAACTTGCTGAAGAAATTGACTACAAAAACGAAGAAGACTTTAAAACTAAAGTTGGTACTGTTAAAGAATCATACTTTGGTAAAAAGGAATCTAAAAGTGAGATAGATGATGTGGCGGCAGGGTCAAGTGCTCAACCTGAGGACTTAACTAATGCAATGGCTGCTTATAGTGCCGCTATAAGTAAAACAAAAGATATTAAGTTATCTAATTAAATATAGAGGGAGATAAAAACAAATGTATTTATCAGAACAATACGAAAAAAAATGGCAGCCAGTCCTAGAACATCCCGACTTACCAAAAGTTAAGGATAGTTATAGACGTGCCGTTACCGCTACTATCTTGGAAAACCAAGAAAGAGCAATGAAAGAGGATGCAAGTTTCTTAAACGAGGCTGCTCCTACTAATGCTACAGGTTCAAGTGTTGCGAATTGGGATCCAATCCTAATTTCGTTAGTACGAAGAGCTATGCCAAATCTAATCGCATACGATATTGCTGGTGTTCAGCCAATGACTGGACCAACTGGTTTAATATTCGCTATGAGAAGTAGATACACTTCACAAGTCGGAAACGAAGCTTTATTTGACGAAGCAGACACAGATTTCTCTAGTAGAAATGCTGCTGGTGACTCAAGTCAAGGTGCCGACGCTGGTGCTACACCAACAGATCATTCTGGAACTAACCCAAGTGTCTTAAATGACGCTGCTGCTGGATCAACTGATTATAGCAGAGGTCAAGGAATGACAACTGGTGAAGCTGAAGCTCTTGGCGATGCTACTGGAAATCAGTTTGCAGAAATGGCGTTCTCAATTGAGAAGTCAACTGTAACTGCTAGAAGTAGAGCATTAAAGGCTGAATACACTATGGAACTTGCTCAAGACTTAAAAGCAATCCACGGTTTAGACGCTGAAACAGAATTGGCAAACATCCTATCTGCTGAAATCCTTGCGGAAATCAATAGAGAAGTTGTTAGAACAATTTATATCAATGCAGAAAAAGGCGCTGCTGTTAATACTACAACAGCTGGTGTTTTTGATTTAGACACAGACTCAAACGGAAGATGGTCAGTTGAGAGATTCAAAGGACTAATGTTCCAATTAGAGAGAGATGCTAATAGAATTGCACAAAGAACAAGAAGAGGAAAAGGTAATCTAATTATCTGTTCTGCTGATGTTGCTAGTGCTCTTCAAATGGCTGGTGTTTTAGATTATTCACCTGCATTAAACAATAACCTATCTGTTGACGACACAGGCAATACTTTTGCTGGTGTATTAAACGGTAGATTTAAAGTGTACATTGATCCATATTCAGCTAATAGTGCTGCTAAACAGTATTATGTTGTTGGATATAAAGGAACATCACCTTATGACGCAGGAATATTTTACTGCCCATATGTGCCATTACAAATGGTTCGTGCTGTTGGACAAGACACTTTCCAACCAAAAATTGGATTTAAAACTAGATATGGTCTAGTTGCTAATCCTTTTGCTGAAACAGGTGCTCAATCGGGTGCTGCTACTGCTGTGAACCATTCTGGTTCTGCAAATAGTAACAGATACTACCAAAGAGTACAAGTTGCAAACATAATGTAATATTGGTTGGTCGTTGTTTAACGATTAATTACGAAAAGGGGCGGCTTTATGTCGCCCTTTTTTTTGGTCTAAATTCCAGATATAAATATAATATGAAGAAAATGTTAATAGAATATCTCTATATTTTTGTGTTTGCTATTATAATATTGGCATTAGCATACTGTACAGTTAACATATAAATAGTAGTATGACCACAATTAGTTCACAAGCAAGACAACCTACTAAACAGGATTACGCTGATCCTACAAAGTTTAAATTTAGTATTGTTAAATTACCTAAAGTAGAATACTTTTGTACACAGGTAAATTTACCAGGTGTTAGTATAGCAGATAATTATACACAACCCACACCATTTAGAGATATACCTTTACCTGGAGAAAAGTTAAGATACGAACAGTTATCGGTTACATTTCTTGTAGATGAAAATTTAGAAAACTACCAAGAGATACACGGTTGGTTAAGAGGTTTAGGATTTCCTGGTGGACACGAAGAATTTAAAAAGTTATTAGATAGTGGACAAGACAGATTTCCTACTTCAAAATCTAGTATATTAGGTGACGCAGGAAGAGGCGGAAAGTTCAAATCTCCTGATACAGGTGGTGTGTTTTCAGACGCAACACTATCAATATTAACAAGTAAAAACAATCCTGTAACTGAAGTTAGATTTAGTGATTGCTTTCCTTTATCTTTATCTGCTCTTCAATACGACCAACAAGCAACAGACACAACCTACCTAACAGCAACAGTAACTTTTGATTATAAGTTATATGATTTTGCTCCTACTGGTGGAAAAACAAGTATTACTACCTCATAAACATTGACTTTTTTTTAGTTTTATGTTATTATGAATATATTATGGATTTAGAACAATTACAAGAATTAGCAGACAAAGATTTAAACATTAATGATACTGAATTAGATTTAGAATCATTAAAAACACCTCAACTACACAACAAATATTTAAAACACTTAACAAAGTTTAAGTTATTATTGACTCGTGCTGAAGATGACTTTACGAGAGTCAAAAGAGATAAGTGGGAATACTATACAGGTAAATCTGATCCTGCTGTTTATCAATTAAAACCTTTCAATTTAAAAATTTTATATAAAGATGTTGACAAGTATATTGAGTCAGATGAGGAATGGATTAAAGCAAATCAAAAAGTAAAATACTTGGAAACAATTGTAGATTTTTTAGATAGAACATTAAGACAAATTAATAATAGAACATTTACTATTAAGAATGCCATTGATTGGAGAAAGTTTACTAGTGGCGCTATCTAACAATGACCACCACACGATACCTAATCATAGATAAAAAAAACGAAGTCTATTTAAAAATAGAAGCAGACGCCGATATTCGTAGAGAGTTAGGCGAATACTTTACCTTTGAAGTACCTGGATTTAAGTTTATGCCCCAATATAGAAATAGAGTTTGGGATGGTAAAATTAGATTATTCAGTTATGCAACTGGTCAAATTTATGCAGGTCTATATCCTTACATAGTAGATTGGTGTAATAAAAATGATATTCATATAGTAGATGGAACAAAGATAAAAGATGTTACGATTAAAGATGAAGATGTAACGAGATTTCTAAAAGCATTAAAGATACCATTAGAGATAAGAGATTACCAAAAAGAAGCATTTGTACACGCAATTAAAAAGAGCAGGTGCCTGTTACTATCACCGACTGCCTCTGGTAAGTCATTAATAGTTTATCTAATGTTAATTTACCATTTGTTAGGACTAAAAGAAAAGAAACAAAATAAAATATTAATTATAGTGCCAACAACATCTTTAGTAGAACAATTATATAAAGACTTTAAAGACTATGGATATAATAGTGATCGCAATGTACATAGAATATATCAAGGACACGATAAAGAAACTAATAAAAGAGTAGTCATATCTACTTGGCAGTCAGTTTATAATTTACCTAAAACTTGGTTTAAACAATTTGGTGCTGTGTTTGGAGATGAGGCACATTTATTTAAAGCAGTTTCATTAACAAAGATTATGACGAAGTTAGAAGACTGTAAGTATAGAGTAGGATTAACTGGTACTTTGGATGGAACTAAAACACATAAACTTGTATTAGAAGGATTGTTTGGTGCTGTAAATAAGGTAACCTCAACAACAGAATTACAAGAGAAGAAACAACTTGCCGATTTAAAAATTTTCTGTTTAATTTTACAACACGATAAAGGGGCAAGAGAGTTTATGTTTGGTAAAACATACCAAGAAGAAATGGACTACTTGGTAAAGAATGAAAAGAGAAATAAATATATTTGTAATCTGGCTTCAGATTTACAAGGCAATACACTATGCTTATTTCAATATGTAGAGAAACACGGAAAGGAATTGTATGAATCAATTAAAAGAAAAGCTGTTGACAAACAAGTATTTTATGTCCACGGTGGAGTGGACGCAGACGAAAGGGAAAAGATTAGAGAAATTACCGAGTCTTCTGATGGCGCTATTATCGTTGCGAGTTATGGGACTTTCAGTACAGGCATTAATATTCGGAACTTGCATAACATTATCTTTTCTTCTCCTAGCAAGTCTAGGATAAGAAACTTACAATCAATAGGTAGAGGATTAAGATTAAAAGATAATGAATCGGCTGCTACTTTATATGATGTTGCAGATGATTTAACACACAACGAAAAGGAAAATTATACCCTTTCACACTTTAGAGAAAGGATAAATATTTACAACGAAGAGGATTTTAATTATGAAATCCATAATGTGGAGTTAAAATAAATGGACCAACCAACTCAACAAGAATTAAATAACAGACCTGTTGTTAATGTAAAAATAATCAAACTGGTTAGTGGCGAAGATGTTGTAACTATGTTACCATCTCCTGATAAACAATTACCTCCAGGTTCTCACTTAATGAGAATAGAAAAACCACTTTTAATTAAGTATGTTCCTCAAATGACAATGACAGGTTTTAAAGATTATATCGCATTAATTAAATGGTGCTCTTATACTCCAGATAAAACTGTAACTATACCAAAAGATAAAATTATGACGATAACAAATGCGTCAATTGAAATGGCGACTAGTTACCACAACATTGCGTCTGATTGGAATAAAAAACCAGTGCCAGTTAGACAACACGGATACCAACAACAAAAGTTTAATGCTGAACAAAATGATAAAGTGAATGAATTATTTGAAGAATTTGATGATGACTTTGATACCCCTAAAACTATACATTAATACTAAAAGCATAGCTATATCTCTCGGCACCTCGCTACACGCTCCATTATACACAAATTTTAAAATAAGTCAATGCTCATTGCCTTAAAGCATTGACATTTTTATTGAAAGGTGTTATATTATACTTATGAGAAAAACTACAAAAAAAGAACATTATGTAAATAACAAAGATTTTTTAACCGCAATGGTTGAATACAGAAAGAATGTTAATAAAGCGGAAAGAAATAAACTAGAGAAACCGCCTGTTACAGATTACATTGGTGGTTGTTTTTTAAAGATAGCGAATCACTTATCATATAGACCGAATTTTATTAATTATACATTTAGAGATGATATGATTAGTGATGGTATAGAAAACTGCTTACAGTACCTAGACAATTTTAATCCAAAGAAATCAAACAATCCTTTTGCATATTTCACGCAAATTATATATT